TGATCACTGGTAGCCATATGGGCCTCCTTGTTTGCTAGTTAAAGTAAGTGCAGTTTTGGTCTGCTCGTTTTGCAACTTGACGGCATCTCTGGTCAAGCGTGCAGATTCGATACGCTCTTTGGTTTCGTTGTCGCCTTGAGCAATAGCCATCTTGAGTTGCAATTCTTCTTGGGCAAGCGCCATGTCGTCTTGATGCTTCTGCATTTCGAGCTGGACATCTGCTTGATCCCTTTGTGCGCGGCGCTGGGTTTCCGCCATGCTGGTATCCATAAGGACTTGCGCTTCTGGAGTCATTGGGGGCTTGGGTTGGAACTGTTGCAGTTGCTGCATCATCTGTTGGATGATCGGCATGATCTGCTGGAAGGTCTGTACGCTGTCTTGGTTGACGTGCTGGCCAGCTAGGGCAAACAGCTTGTCAATCTTGGGAGTAACGTCTTCCACATCGTAGTCTGTAACAGGCTTGCCAAGGGACTTGTGTACATACCCATTCATGCGGTTGAGATACCACAGGGTCAAGTGCTGCTTGATATGCTCCATTACATGGGGGATGAATGCGGGAGCAATCATTGGGTTTGCGCCAAGGATTGGGTCTTTAGCAAAGTCCAAGTGACTTTGGATGTGGGCGAGGTGGTCTTGCTCCATATAAGCAAAGGCAGACTGTCCAATAGCCATAGCCACGTTCTCATTGGCGGAATCCCGCTTCTCAGGATCAGGAACGTCTTTCATCAACTCATTGACGCCTGGCACCTTGATCTGCTTCAAGAAGCGCTCAATCACAGACTTGCGGTTAAACAGGTCTGGGTGCTTCTCCATAACCTGCATGACGGCCTGTATTTGGGCCATACGCTGCGTTTCAGAGAAGATGTGGGGATCAGACACAGGAACTACGTCTGTGTTGCGCTTGAAGTCTTCACGGGTAATTTCTAGGTCTTCAACCACGTCACCCTTCTGCATGTCGTCCAAGTACCAGCGGTTCAGCCTAGCAAGAACCTTGAGCACACGGCTTTGGCTTGCATGGAGTCGGGCATGGATGGCAGCAAACACAGCAGCACCCTGCTCAATCAGGGCTTGGGTAGTCCCGACGGGAGCTTGTGCGGTTACGTCAGCAATCTTCTCTTCCGCGGTAGTAATAACTCCCTTGGCGGCTTTCTCTAAGAAGCCCATCAGAGAAAACAATACAGGGCTAGGCGCGTTAAAGGGCAGAGGCATGGCAATTTTACGAACGTCATCCACGCCAGGCGCACCCTCAATCTCCACCACTTGGGTGACCTCAACTTGTTGGCTCTGCCCGCTGATCTTGCCGCCTTTGAGCTTCAACATGGTTGGGGCGTTGTTGATATGGGCTGAGTCTAATAAAGCCCTCAAAGAGCCTGTAAGGGCTGCTGCCAAGCCTCCAATGAGGTGGGGCAATCCAACAGCATACGCTCCACGCCATGGAATGAATTTGAATTCAATCAGCCAATCTAGCTTGGACATGGTGTCATCACCATCTTCCCAGTTACGGTACAGGCCAATGACTTTGCTCTCGATGTCGTCAATCATCAAGATGTAGGGCGCAGACTCTCCCTTAGTGTAGGAGTCGTCTTCCAGCTCAAGCCACGTATACACATGGTATATACGCCTTACGCCGTCTTCATTCTCATCAAACTTCTTGCCCTCAATCTTGTCGGTGGCTTTCTCGGAGCGGGTTTGTTCTGGCTCCATAGTGGCACGGACGTAATCGGTATCACGATATAGACCTGAGTTAATACGGCGCTTTAACTCCCAGTCTGTAATATCCATCACCTCGGTAACGCGCTGGGCTGTATAGAAGTTTGCCGCGGAGAATGGGAGCAAGATGTTGTCGATAGGAACAAATTCAGCGCAGGGACGCTTCTTGTTCTCGTCATACCAGATCTTCATGAATTGAGAGCCGCCCAATGGGAGTTGGGTGAGCAGTTGCTCTTGCTCGTCACGGAACTCTTCAATCTGCTCGGTAAGTTGCCAGTTCATGAAGTCACGCTTACGCTCGGCAACCTCAGTCTTCTCCTTATCCACGTCACCTAGGATCTTAGTGCGGGTTGGGCCGTCTGGTGGGAACAGCTCTTTAATAGCGCGAGCAGCAAAGTCTACGCAAGCTTCAGCCATTACTGGGTGGACTACCTTAGAAGCGCCCATGAAGTTAGCGCCGCCTGGTGCATCATTGCCCATACCTGTACGGCGGATGCCTTCTTCATACTGCTTGTCGCGCTGTGAGCGGGCTTCTTTATCTTTATCAATCAAGCCAAGATAGCGCAGGGAAATCTTGTCCAGCTCCCAAGGGTCTATGTCTTCAGCAAGGTTTGAGTAGAAGTCTTCATCCTCATCAGGGCCTTTAAAGTTATCCATAGTGACCACAGCAGAGCCATCAGGCAATTCTTCTATGCTGGATTCTTCTAGGTCTAACTCCACCTCCATGCCTTGATCTTCAGGTGCAGGTGGTTCATTTCGACCAAATTCTGGGTCGATGGGGAATTCTGTTGCCATTATTTACTTCCTTCTAAACTTCGCGTCGTTCACGGCCATATACATTGCGTCTAGGTTAACATCGCCACCGTGTTTGAATGGTGCGCCTTGGATAATCTGACCACCATCACTCATGTCAGGGTCTGTGTTAAATACAGCACCACCAGCGGCTTTCTTTTCTTCTGCCAATAAATCAGGTGCGGCTACGCCCATTGCGGCGGCTGTTGCAGCAGTTTTGCGGAATGGGTCAAATGCCGCAAAGCGTGAACGAATACGATCAGGCTCAAGAACACTAAATTCAGTTCCGCCAATAGACTGAGAATAATCTATTCCCAAACTATCTAAATCCTTTAATGCTTTTTTTAACATTCTATCTTGGCCAGCATTTGTTTTAGGATAAGTTTTAGCATTGTCAATTACTTGCTCAAACAAATTAAGATATTCTTCTGGAGCTTTTCCCCTAACCATTACTGGAATTATTCTTCCACCGTGCTCACCTTCATGCATCCATCGACCTGTCCAATAAGCATCCGTTTCTTTGGGGTCTAAAGCAAATGAAACGCCTTTAATTCCTGTTTCGTCATTTGGCGTGGCTTTAAACTTTTTAAAATCTTTTACTGCATCAGTTCCGTGAAATCCCTCAGTATTGAACCCCATCGCCTTGGCGCGTTGCTCTGGCGTATTGTTTGCTGGCAAACCCAATCCACCTTGCTCAATAGGTAGTGCCGCCCTCTGTTGGGCTAGACGCATTGCTTCTTCTTGTGGATACTTAAAGGTTTGCTTTTGAGGGACATTCTGCAACCCTTGGGTTCCTTCTGGGTAGTTAATAGCTTTCCATTGCTCAAACGACGGGGGATTCTGCTTCTGTGTTTGCCCCTTTACTGCTTCGTTGTATTGGGGCATGAGGGCTTGCTTGGCAGCGCTCTTAGCGGCTGCTTCAGCCCTTAGTACAGCTTGCTTCTCTAGCTCTCTCGTAGCTACGGCAGACTTAACTGCTTTGCCAGCCATTCCACCTATGCCAAACTTCTGATCTTCTACTTCCATCATCATGGTGTCAGGGTTGTCAGCAAGGCGTGTAGATTCTTTCTTTATGGGCTGTTGATTGCGCTCAAGAATGGTCAAGGCATCTTCTTCGCCAGGGAATACTACAAAGTTAGAGGTGCCTTTACCTGCGGCACGGCTATTAGCATCTAAGTAGCGAATGCCAGAAATGCCAGCCTGACGCAACGCTTTTGCAACAAGTGGTGGTAAATCTCCTGGCACTGTGCCACCAAGATACCCAACTGCACGGCCTGCTCCACCTTCAAGATCGCCCATCTCCTTCAATCGATTTATCCAACGTTCTCTAAAAACTTCAGGCGTTATGCCTTTCACTTGCAAGCCAATTGGCTTCCCATCAGATAAGTAGGCCATAAACCCACCATCAACTGATGGGCGTAAAGTTAATCCCATGTTTTCCGGTGTAAGCGCCTCAAGAATGTTTTTTTGCTGGCTCAATGCCTTATCAAAATCCAGCATCTTTGCTATCTTCTCGTCAGGCAGGTCTACTTTGTAGAGAGAGCCAGCCACATTTTGAGATATATCTGAGAGCAGTTGTTTGTCCTTGGCTAGTTCTCGCACATTTGGCGCTGCTGCAAGTTGCCAATCAAAGCCTTGTCTTTCAAAGTTATCAGCAAGCCTATTTAACGCAGATGACATCTCTGCTGGACTTTTACCTGCGTTCGCAGATATGGTGTCTAAAACTTGCGGTTTAATTGCAGTAGTAAATAATTCTGGATTGCTTTTTGACAGCTTAGATTCTAAAAAACTAGCTGTCTTTTCCCCAAGAACACCGCCTTGCAATTTGTCTTTGTAACCTTTTGCCACATCAGGCGACTCAGCCAAATACAACCCATGTCCATAAGCCTGTGAACCCTCACCTGTGCCAATCTTGCTTGAGTCAAACTTGTCAAACTTGTGGGGTGAGCCGTGATAGACAGTTGCGGGAAGTGCTAGCCCCTGCTTAAACATATACTCTTCAAGCGCTTGACCAAGCTCAGGCTTTGCGGCTTTGGCGGCTTTGCCAGCAAGCTTACCTGCCTTCACAACATCAAGAGGGTTGGAGGTCAGGCTACCCAAACCAGCAGCAGCGCGAGAGACGGGAGTATCTGACCCAAGAGGTATGTTGGGCAGCACTCGCTCGGTAGTAGGAAGGAACGATTGTGACTCAGGCGCACCAGCAAGCATGGCAAGATCACGAGCTAGTTGCTCAATGTCGCCAGGCATTCCAAGAGTACCAGCAATCCGACCACGCAAAAAGTCTATGGGCGCGTTCTTGGCAGCTTCAGGATCTTGCGTAGTACGTTTAGGCTTCAGTTGTGGATAGAAGCCAAACGCTGCCTTGTCATCCATGGTTAACCTCAGTGTGTTTGTAGTTCGCCAGCTCGGCGCTTCACACAAGCATCCAAGTCATCTTGAATCAGCTTGATGATCTCTTCCGTCACTCGCAACACATACACGTTCTGGTCATTACCAATTGGCTCTTTGTAGAAACGAAGGATAAATTCGTCAGCAACATTTAGTTCAATAAAGTTTTTCATTGGGTTTTAACCTTTCAGGACTACATCATACTCTTTAAACAAAGGTTTGGCTAGGGTGGATATTGATCCTGCCCGCTCCGAATGTACGATATGTTGCTCGTATATCCCAAGTGCCCATGAGGGATTGATTCGCTTATACATATGGCCTAGTTTCTTCCACCTGAGTTACCGTATGCTTTACCAGTCGGTCAATCAACGCTGGTCGCCTTTTGCTCGCGGGTGTAACGAGTGCGGTGTTTATTGGGTTCAGTCCATGCAGACCATTTAGCTGACGCGCCCTGACGGCTGTCTCGGTAACAAAAAAGCCACTTACTACTGCCCCGTAGTGGTTCCCCAGTAGCGGGGCGAGGCATGAGTAAATGGCTTCATCTTGTTGACCACTACGACAACAACGCCATTGTACATCGGTGTTGATTGTGGGTCAATCCCCACAGAAACAGGCAATGGCTTCTTCACTGGAGTCGAACATATCCCGCTGCTCTTGGCTGAACTTGAGCATTTGTGCATAACTCGGCCTGTCAATGGCGAAGAACTGCCCATCACCAGAACATCGTTTCCCTGCTTCCAATTCGTGATTTATCCACCATGTAGCCCTATCTGGATTCTCGGTAATCAAACTCAGAATCTGGCTCTTTGGCTTTAGGTAGCACAAGTCACAATTGCCGTGCATGGTTTTGCCATTTATGTTTGGCAGATTCAAGTCAAAAGGTTGCTGTTTCCAAAAGTCTCCAACACCACGAGCAGAACAAAAGGTTGAAGCTAGAGGAAGGCATACAGTTTCATGCGCCCCTTCAGGGTGATTGTTTGCACGAAACTTGGCTACACGGCGCGGCTCGTCTGCCCTAATTCCTACGAATGAATCCCACTCTTTCCAGCCTTTCCACTTTAGGTATCGGTGCATGGTGCGTGTCTTTAACTCGCTTGAGCAGTAACGTGACCTGCCATTGGGCAAGGAAGGCTCCCGCTGCTTTATTACCATGTCGAAAGGCTCACCGTTTCTGTTTGCTGTCTCATAAGAAACAACCTCAAAAGTCGGGCCTGTGCGGTATTCCAGCCAAGTAATCGGCACGCCCCAATTTACAGAGCAGTCATTGACAAACTTTAGGGTGGCTTCATCCTCTTTGCCTGTGTTGGCGAAGCAGACAACAGCCTCTTTGGGTAAGCCGCCGTTAGCCTCCAGCACCCTCCAAAGCATGTATGCACTTGTTCGCCCGCCGCTGAAAGAGATGCAGGTTGGCTCATCAATGATGAATGGGTTCATTTAATCTTCCGTTAAACAAGACCCAACTATACAACAAATTCCGCATCCAATTGGCTATCTTGATATACGCTAATCCGTAGATTGTTGCGCCTTGTCGCTTTGGGTATACGCTAAGGCGCATAGTGTCGCGCTATGTATCAAGCTGAGTATCTATCCATGCTGAGAACTCTTGGCATAGTCTCTCAATAGCTTCCTCACCATTGAGAGGATTGTTGAGCAGCTCTCTCAATGCTCTGTGGTCAGCCACTATCTCAAACCTGCCATCACATAAGTGAGTGGTCACTATCTCATCATACTGCATAGGGGTTCTCTTTTCGTTTAGCCATTCCGCTGTCATAGTAATCGTCTTCGTCATAAGCCTCTGGGGCTGGGCCATCAATGTCGATCCATCCGGCATCACGCAGGAAGCGCAGGGCTTGGGAGGTCGAGTCCACAAAGTCATCATGGGTTGTATCAGGAAACGCACAGAGCTGGCTCAGTAGGGGTTCTACCCAATCCTTGACGTACCGTGGACGCTGGCTGCTCTCAGGCATCCAGACTCTGCCTCTAGCGAACAGCGAGGATATGACGTTCAGGCGCTGCATCTTGTCAGCACGGCCTGGGTTATACGCCCTTACAGGCAGGTGCGCTCTCTGCAAGTCTTGGATCAGGCTGATACCTGCTGACTTGTCCTCGATCAGTATCAAGTCCACCCGCTTCTTGTCTCGTCCCTCTCCATACACCACCTCGTACTCATCCAAGACCTTTGGGCGCAGATCAGGGTACTGTAGCCTGTCCTGCCAGCAGTCGATCAATAAAACGCTCATAGGGCCGTCTAGAGGCTTGAATACGCCCCATGTGGATGCCGCAGTAGGGTCGTTCACCGTCTTCTCGCTAGTAGCCACGTCGTAGCTCTGCAAGATGTACTCAAACTTGGGGAACTCCCTAGAGATTGGCCATAGCTTAATCATGTCCCGCTTGATGATGCCCGACTCTTCGGGGTCGATGATCTCGGCGTGGATCTCCTGCCTACCCAGCTTTGTACCCTCGTACTGGAGGATCTGCTTCTGAAAGCTTGGCGCAAGGTTGGATAGGTTGGTGTAGGTCGAGGCGGTAGTAACACAGACATCATCTCCATCTCTGCCCACGAGGTCTACAATCAAGTCTTTGGGTCGGGGAGTGGTCGTACACAGTATGCGTGTCTTCTTGCCCAAGCGCACGGAGAATTGGATCTGATCCCAAGCGTCTTGCAGGTAGTCCCAAGCGGCAAGCTCATCACACCAAGCGCCGTGCCATTGTCCACCGCGGAAGCGCTCAGG